GGCACAATCAATGGCTCTCGCCATCAAGAGATTTCGTAGGTTCCTATTAAAAGGAAAGTCACTACCTGCGGGTCTCGAAGCACGAGAACCCGGTCCGACGCATGTATCGACCTGTATTTGCTACAGTTACAAAGGTCGATGTGCGGCGCAGGCGACATCCGGAAATGGTACTCCGGAATGTCATGATCGGACGCACTTTTCTTGTTATGAGAAGTGGCGTCAACTCCCTTACATGGGTGGCATAGTCTACCACGTCCCTGTAAAAAGTGGGAGTATACTCTGGATTGCGTGCATCACGGTCGTAAAGGCCATAATCAACGCATCCATGAAGTCGGACCCATAGATAGGGTTCATGTCTTACCTCCTCCCGGTCGTCCGGCACTAGCCGTAGATACGGGAATCGGAATAAGCCATGCCCCATACTCTTCAGGGCCGCAACTTGCACACTCTTGAGAAAATCCCAAGAGCGAAGCGTAGGGCATTTCACGCCACTGTCGTCAGGATAGTCGCACGGGACTCTTTTCAGAGTTCCCGCCACGAGTTCTACCTGCGAACAGAGGTAAGCTAATGTCCTACCGATCTCATACTCTGACCAGCGCATCAACAGACCGTTGATGAACTTATAGAGTATTGCCTCATAAGCTTTAGGGCCTATGTTTGCCGCACCGTTCCTGGGTTGGAACGGCCGAACGTCCACCCCGTGGTAGTAGTCTCCACCACAGGACTCCCTGAATGGCCCCTCGTGAAAGGTTTTATCAATATTAATCACGAAGCCAATCTGTTGAAAAACATGAACGACAGTCGGATGCATGGTAGACGAGTAAATCATATCGTCACCATAAACCGATATCGTTCGACGATTGATACGGCGGTTATTCAAGATCGCCTCAATCGCTTTCAACAGAGACAGGAAGACCAACGTTTGAAGCGGAAAAGTGTAGCCAATGCCCATCGTGCAGAAAGTTAAACTCTCGCACAAATCGCCATTGGGTAGAGCAACAGTCCCAATACGTGACTGGTCCAGAATTCTGAACCAATCGGCAGGAAACAGTCGTTCCACCAGTTGCACCGATATACTATCGGATGCACTGGAAAGATCAGCAGTAGTGTTCAATTGATGAACACTTGCTTCTCTTGCTAACCGCCTATGCGTCTCTTGAAGAGAGCGCAGACAGTAGCCTTTTCGCTTCAACCTCTTGCGCATGATTTCACCCAAACCAAAGCTCATGTATGAGCCAATGGTAGTATTGGGCATGATTGCACGAAGAGATTTAAACGTTTTCGGGACTAGCGTCAGTGCCAGGGAGCTGCACTCTTGGTAAGTGGACCTTTGCGGGTCAACTACTCGTTGACTGTTCCAATAATCTTGGATACAGTCAATCTGACTCATTTCTGAATCAAACCAAGAGATTTGCTCTTGAGAACCGGACAAAGGAAGTTCCCAACGCGCCGCTTCTGAAGCGGAACGCGAGGGAATACCCACCGATGCTCTTTTTCCAAATCTACAGAGAGAGCGATGTTGTTCATCGCTGTACGGGCCGAGAACATCGGCCACGTAGATACGAGCAAGATTAAGCACATCAGTCGTTAACGAATCGACTGAAAGCAGATCTATGCCACGAATCCGACTTTGGGTGTCAAGGAAACTGGTAATTGCCAGCTCCTTTAGCTCGTTGTCGCTATACAGGTCTTTTGAGAACCTGAATCTCTTGAATACAGAGTGAATCTGATACTCGGCCTTAAAGACCGGAATATCAGAATTCATGTCTGCTGTAGGTACAGCCTCGCGTATCGTCGGTGCGTCACCGGTGCTTATCGCACACAGTAACTCGTTACAAAATAACGGGTTCTCGAGGTTGTCTTGGAAGTCCCTGACCAAGTGCGATGCTAGTTTCAGCATCATCGCTTCTGAGGACCATTGTTTTTGGTCCTGCTTGGGTTTCGTACGCATCATTTTCTCCTTTTCATGTTTTTGGTTAAGGAGAGATCACTGGCTACAGAATGTCGCCAGTGGCCCAGAAGTCACCTGTCTCCGTGTCTACGAGAAGACCGACTGCCATTTTCAGCAGTGCAGCCTGATCCGCGACGGCGAAAGAAGGATGACACTCACGTTCGATGCGGATCGTGTTAAACACGACCGCTCCCGATACAAGAACCTCTGGCCATGCAATACAGAATGACTTTTTGTCCTTGCCGTAAGACTGGTTCTTCGAGTCGTACGTTGGCGGCCGATGTTTCACGGTTACCTGACGACGTGTTTCGTAATCAAGGTCTTCCTTGAAAACGAAATGAGAACCTCCCTGGACTGATACCCCGTCACTCCCAAGCGTGAAGTTACTCGCTCCGGGTGTTACAACAACGGTGGGATCCTTGTGGATTGACATGTTTTTCAATGCCATGATGATACCTCTCTTTCTGAAGGTGTCTGTCCGACGCTTAACGCGGCGAATCAGCCGCTAATGGCGTAAACCTTGAAGGCCTTTAGTTAATTGGCCTATTGTCAAAGCTAACCCATCAGCTTGATGTAGAACGTTAGGTGGCTTACTTGACCACCTAAGTTCAGGGGTTACCGGCAGTGGCGGGTTTATGACTCGAGTGTAAGTTAACTGCTCAATGCAGTCACCTCCACAGTTGCCATTCCAAGCATTTGGTTGTGAATTACTAATCGATTTCTGTGTAGTCAATTTAGACTCTGAAATCGAGGTAACCCACCAGCCTAGCAAAGCTAGGCCTGGGACAGGTGTAATAGCCTGTACCCAATCACCAACGTTGGCAAACCAGTCAATGACGAACGAATAGGGAATACATTCCCATACAGTTGCCGGAACGTCGCTAGCACGAGTGCTAAACAACTTCGACAACTGATCTTGGGTGGTACGCGGTTGAACCGTATACCGAATCCCTACGTCACACGATGCCCGAGAGGACACCGTCTGACTACCACCGCACCAACTAGGTGACGGTTGCGGCCAAAAGTGACTGCCACTGTTCGTGACTTTACTTCCGGCCTTGGCCACAGAGCTTTTCACCCCAATCTTGCCACGAATTTTCATGACACCATCGATCCCTTTTTCGAGATCGAGGATTAGGGGCTTCCACCCGTAACGATGCTCAAGCCATGCTTTCGCAGAAGCCTGAGCGACGTTTCCGGATGTTTTGCCTAAGTGGTGCCGCTGCGCTGTCAGGATTTTACCCAACAACTTGCGACTCCCCTCAAGGGGCCGTCTCAGCATTGATAACGTCTTACCTAAGTCATTCAGGATTTCTCCAGACATGACGGCTCCCTGTTTGATGTCGGCTAATGCCTTCATCAACAGTATTGACGAGCTTGTTGGTGACAACGTTAATACACGTGGAAGTTCTTCCTCCACGTCAGCGCCGATTGCGAAGTAAGCTGACACATCACCCGAAATGTACGTAGCCCAGCCATTAGTTCCTTGGCAGGTCACGCTTCCCGGGAATAGTGTCCGCTTCCAACGCGTGAGAGTGACAGGGCTCAGAATATCACGGTTCTTACCGTTGTTCTGATCCGAGATCACCTCGACAATTCCGGCATACCCCATGGGCGTGCGCGAATCGGTCGTAAACGGTTCTACCGGCATGGTACTATGTGCTACCATGAACGTCGGTTCCGTCGTGATCCGCTGTCGAGTTCTCAACATATTGGCCTCCTCTGTAGTTAGTATACCTTGGAAGGTATACTTAATGACATCCTCCCTCCTCCTTCCCCCCTGCTAAAGATGTGTTGAGCATAAAAGCTCTTTTTGCACACTTAGCTATAAGGGTGAATCGGGGGGAGG